TCTGTATTTTTACCTGATTTATTAAGTTTATCTAATTCTACTCTAGCCTTTTTTAAGTCGCCCGTGTCTATCGCAATGGATAATCTTGCTAAATCAGTAGCCATAATGAACCTTTATTTTTATGTATTATAACACAAACGGCATTTTAAAATCTTTCGCTTTAGACTCTCTAAATACATTTATATATGAACTACTTAACGATATTAAGGCTTTTACTTCTCCGAATGATATATCTATGCCACAAAGATTTTTCCATGATTCTATAGTAGGGTATGATAAAGGCATTAATGTACCGTTTTGGTACTCTCCGTAGCTTAATTCTGTTAAGTATTGCAATAAGTGTAGGTTGTATGTAATTTTAGGGAATGAAGGTTTTTCGCCTGTAACTTTAAGTCTCACAAAACGACTCATTTCTGAGCCTTCAGGTGTTTGTGAATAATACGCTAATTGTCTAACGTATAAATCTAGCTTTCTAACGCTTTCGAAAAAAAATTAGTTCTATTCATAATAAACATACTAATCTGGTCTTTAAGCCATGTGTATTCTTTTAAAACTTTACGTGTATTTTCTTCGCTGAATTCTAACGCTTCTCCATCAAGTTCAATGTTAGTAAAATCTTTAGTACATCTAACTAAAATCTCTAACTCATCACTCTCAATGTTATCAGCGGTGTTTGTTTTGCTTTCCATTCTAGCCACAAGTGTATCTCTTTGAGCCTGACGGTATTGTTTAGAATCTGAGCCGTAAACAGTAAATGTAATATCAAGGGGTTCTTTTGTAATAGGGTGCATAATCTGCACCGTTGCCTCATCAAGAGGCTTAAGTGTTGTTAATTCCATTAAACTACCACTGAAACTCTAGTGCCGTTAAATGTTAGCTGAGAAGAGATACTTAAAATAGCTCCACCTGCAATATTTGGCTTAAAGCTGAAAACTTTACCGATATTATAATCAGTTTGCCCATCAGTACGAACAATTTTAACGGAAATGTCATTATCCGCTTCACTTGCTGTTAAGAGAACTGCTTGCCCTGCATCTGCTGGCACACTCGCAAAGCTCAACGGTAAACCGCCCTCTTTATAGTTACCTTTAATAGTCTCGATAATACGAGTGTTAATAGGTGCATGTTCAATCGTATCATAATCACGACCATATTCACCAACCTCCGTTACTTCATTTACTAAAGTCCAGGTTAGAGCCTCAAACCCTGCTTGGTCATGTGTAGCTGGTAACGATGAACTAACATAGACCAGCGTACCTGAGCCACTTACTACATTTGACATAATATCTCCTTATGTTTTTGTTATTATAGCATATTAGTAATATACTACTAAATTAATCGAAACGGCTCTAATCTCTCTATCGCCTTCGACACCTAAATTTGCAATAATAGGGGTATCTTCTACCCTTATTTTAAGTCCATTTCTTTCTAAAAGTAACCCTCTATTAAAATGAGCGACTAATGCACTTGCTTTCGTTTCTATTGAATAAGTTCCCTCATTCGCTGGATATTTAAGCGTTACTTGTAAGATGTAATTATGCTTAGAACTATCTGATAACGTATGGTCAATAACAGCACCTGACATAAGATAAACAGATTGATATTCTACGCCATTTTGTGGGGTAAAGTCTTTACCTTCCCAATCTGTACTTATCACGCTGTCTAATTGTTGTAGGTGCACCCTAGAAGCCACACGAACATCATTTAAAGATACACTCATCTTGCTTTCCTTGCGTTATCGTCCACTATCTTTTGCCACTTAGTAACATTAATTCTAACCATCCCTTTAGGAGCTTTTAACTTACTCCATCCTAGAAATTCTATACGTGAAGCATAGGGTAAATTATTTGTTAATGTTATAGTGTCACCTAGTTTGTATCTAGTTGATAAGCTTGTAACATTACTAATAGCAACGCTACCACTTTTATCAATATTATCTGTCTTAACTGCACTATATTTATTAATAGCTGGAAACCAATTATTTCTAAGTCTACCTGAATCAACAGGGGTGTCTTTTATAATATCAACACTTAGCCCTATAAAAGACTTTTTAACTATTGTCTCCATTTTATCTTCAGTTAGTTTAGTAAACCATAAATCAAGAGAAAATTCACTCACGATAAGCCAATCAACTCATATAGTGCCACTTCTTCACCCGACCAAATAGCGTTAAACCGTTTAATTGAGTAACCTGAGTTTGATATAAAGATAACATCATCTCCAGCTTTAGGCTCAATTCCTAACTCCTTAGCACTAACTAAAATAACAGTCTCTGTATTAGAAATCAACCCACTTGCGATTAATTCGCCTGTTTTTTGAGTATCTATATAGCAAGTAATATTATGGATAGTTGGTGGTACGGGAGTTGTTTCGCCTGTTGTATCGTTGTAAATAGGCTCATTATCTTGTGAATATTGAGCAGATTTACCGAACTTTTTTAATAGTTTTTCAGCTAATGCTCTAGCTTTACCATCTAATGCACCACTCATATCAGCCTCTTACAACTGAGTGAGCGAATGAAGATGAGTTTGATAGATATGGTCTTACTAATGAGTAAACCGCTGTGTAATTGGTTTGTTCATCGCTATACTCTGAATAAGTAACTTTAATAGATGATACCTGTTCCGAGATAACACGTTGACCGACATCAGATAGTAATTCGCCTACGTTAGCCTTTAAAGCTAACTCGATGTTTGCGTATTTAATATCTGTAGGAAAAATAGTTTCTAAATTAACGACTCTAGGGAATGGTAAAGCTTGTGTTTCCACTAACTTATCACCACTCCAAGAGCCATAATAAACAGTTTTTAGATAGTCCGAGCCTTTTACAAGTGCTACTTCTTTAGCCGTATCGTCTGCAAAATCTGATAGGTCTATGCCTCTATCTGCACAGTACCCGTCAAAGTCTGCAACGCTTACTAAAGAGTTTGCATCACTTAAGCCTGAACCGTCCTCAACTATAAAAGCCATCTATTAGTCCTCGATTAGTGTTTTTTCAACTGTTTGTTTTTTTAGCTCTTTAGCTTTAGCAGTCTTAAGAGTTAACTTAGGTGCGTTAACACATTGTTCTGCACCATCTTGAAATCTGTCATCAATGATTTTAAGATTGTTTTTTAGTGCGAGTGCTTTCACATCTTCTTTATATAAGTGTGTTGGAAATTTAACATACCATACGTTCATGTGTATCCTTTATAGAGGCGTTAGCCCCTAGTTATTAACCTAAATCGGCATCACTTACAGTAATAACACCTGCTGTGTGCTTGATATCTGTTGCAAATTTATCCCAGTTTGTACCTGTTGCGATTGCAGCATCAGAAGGAGACTTACCACCGTTAACAGTATCCCAAGAGTAACCAAGCATAGTCATAGTAAATGTATAATCCGCTTGAAATGTAGTTTCGATTCTTTCGTTACCGTTTGACGTATCGACATTTGTAACTAAATCACTTGTACCGCCGATAGTGATCGCACCTGCTACAAGAGTAAGCACGTAATCTTTATTAGGCGTACCAGCAACAATAAGGGCAGGTGCATCAGTAACAACGATAGGCTTACCAAGAATATTAACAACAGTAACAGTTCCTGCTTCAAATAGATTCTCAGCATTTGCGATATTTTGACCAATTAATTTATGATAAGTAGCCCCACGCATAACACGAGCGGTTAACATACCTGAACTGTCACCAAATTTTGCATCTGTAGAATTTAAAGCACCTTGTGAAATACCAGCAGTAGCCGAGATATCATTTGTCGCAGTAGCTTCGTTTGAAATTGCAGCAACAAGAGCAGCAATAGCTGTGTTAATTTGGTCTGCCATAATAGCTTCAACCATAGAGTTAGAAATAACATTAAGTGCTTCAGCAGGGTTTGATTCAATCCATGCCATTTGTGCAGGCTCGAATCTGATTGGACCGAAGCCACCAGCCACTTTAACGTCAACCGCTTTACTTTGTGCTAAATCAGTAGCAGTTACACCAGCATTTGCAACATATCTATCAACTCTACGCTGTGAAGCTACTAGAGAGTTATAAAAAGACTTCTCAAAGAAATCACCACTAAAACCATCTGCACTAAGTCTGATAGTGTTATTTGAAGCCTCGTTAAACTTCTCAATTTGTTGTCCTAATTTTTCAAAAACTAACTCACGTGCATTGTCTACAAAAACAACCATGTTTGATTGTGCCATTATATATCCTTATTATGCGATATTAAATTTCTCTTTAATATACGCTTCTTGTTCTGCTTTAGAACCGCTTAAGTCACCTTTGGGAGAACTTCCGTTCCCACCTTGACCGCCATTGCTTCCACTCCCACCGTTATCCGATGCTTTGATAAAGTGTTTTCCGCCATCACTAGCCCACTCTGCCATGTAATCAGCTAAAGGCTTATCGTCTACTACAGCCTGATTGTCAACAATGCTCACCTTATCTCTAAGTAATGCTCTAGTTGCATCCATAAACTCAGCTTTTACACCGATTTTAGCTAAACTATCCGATAGACCACCATCAATTAAGACACTTTGAAGATTTGTATTAAGACCATTGTTTGACTCTGTTAATTTAGCAATATCTTTATCACGTGTTTTCACTTCGTGTTCAAGTTTAGCTTTGCTTTCTTTAAGTTCATCAAACTCATCTTTAAGCTTATAATACTTTTCACTATCCACATCACTATCACGGTTTGTCTTGCGTTCCGTTTTTAGTTCTCCAAGTAGCTCTTTGTTTTTATTAGCT